TGCGAGAACTCCACCATCAATTAGGAGTAATTCTGCTCTTGATGTAATAACCTTCAACAATGACGAATAGTTGTTTCCAATGTTAGGCATAGCGGCAACTTCACCGTAATGTTCTAATGGCATAACTAGCATCTTGTTTTGAACTTCAGCGTGGTGCTTACCCATATCTTCACGCATTTGCGCTCGAATATCTCCGATTCCATCGTCAATTTGAGCCATTTCCATAGCCAATTCACTGAAATCGAATTGATGTGCAACAACTTTTGGACTCATGTTTAATTGAGCATAAGTTGGAGCAATTGGGCCTAATCCATCTTGAGCAGTTGAAAGTGCGGCATTCTCAGGAACACCACCAATCATGTCTGCTCTTGGTGAATCCGAACCTAATTCAGCAAGGTTTTCTGTTCCGCTTGCATCAACGGTAAATAGATTTCCACTACCACCGGCAGGTCGGCTCTTTAATACTCTCCAACCACTTGAAGAATAAGGTCGCTTTGCAATCATTGAAAGTGCATTGACTTCTCGGTTTAGCATAGACCAAACCTTTTGTCCGTAAACGATGTTGTATAATGCTGAAACATCGGAAACTCCACTACCAGACAATGATGGAGAACCATCGTGTCCTGTGTGAATACCGCCGACCATACCGGCTTGCTTCAATAAAGCATTACCGGCAGGTAAGTTGTTAATTCCGTATGTTTGCGCTTCTAAGTCTCTAATTGTGTTAATATATCCTGTCATCTTAAATCACCTTCAAATGTTGTTCACCATCTTATGAATATCCGACCAATCCATTTCTGCAAGGTCATCTAATGATGGGAGGGTAACTGTTGCTTCTTTTTGAGCCTTAATGATTGAATCCTTTTCAGCAGTCAAAGACTTTCGCAATTGAGTAAATTCTTCCTTTAGAGAAGAAATTTCACTTGCTGCGTCATATTGAGACTTTGCTAGAATATTCTCACGGTTTGCTCTTTCGGAGTTAAATCGTGTTTCAAAAGACTTTCGGAGGTTATCGTAAGCAAGTGCTTCGAGTTGTTCTTCACGGAAAGCAGCATAAGCCTTTTCAATGTTTGAATTGCTCAAATCAAGAGAATCAAACTCATTGTTTGAGAATGCCTTAACAACAGGCATGTCCGAAGAAGTCGGCTTACCGTTGTTAATTACGATTCGGTCAGCAGGTTCGCCAATTTGGTTTCCTGCGCCATCGAGAGTGCGAAGGTATGCTTTATCTGCTTCTTCATAAGAAGAGTATTCTGCATTTTCTTCCATTGATTCTTCTTCTTCATCAGCCATTTCCATGTCTTCTTCTTCATCAGCCATTTCATAATTACCTTTTTCTTCAGGCATGTGTGGGTTTGTTTTTTCATCCTCTTCTTCCTCTTTGCGAAGCATATTAACTTCTTCCAAAAGGGTGTCCAATTCGCTCAGTGCTTTTTCTAGTTTTTCACTCATTTTTTCACTTCCTATATCTTGTTTTAAAATATCGAATTTCGCTTCGGGGTTAATTCCTTTTTCACATATTGTTACTTCATGGAGTTCTAACTTGCTTATTTCGTTATATTCCCCTAATTCATTGTGGCTTTTCTTTACTTTTTGTAATGCTTGTCCACCAATACTAAATGACCTTAATGACCCTTTGCGAATGTTTCTTCCTACTTCCTTTGCTTTTTCAATGTCATCTCTTAGTTTAATTACTACAAAGAATCCCACATCATCTACTTCTGATTTCCATAATTTACCAGTTTTATCTCTATATGAATCTACGACTTCTCCAACTTGAACATTTGAATGATTAGTCATTACATTTCTAAACTTTGAGTCTCCCATGAATTTTTTAACTGATTCTTGTAATGCTTTTAATGTAATCAAATCGTTTTGTTTATCTACAATTTCAATGCTCGCATATCCACCAATCATTAAATCGTCGTTGCTTTTGAGAATGTTGAACTCATCATTCCTTGTAGCCATGACGCTTATACTCATGTTGCTCAAACCTTCCTATTCTCTTTGAGTATATAATAGACACGGCTCTATTTGGTAGGGAGGGTCAATTCTTTATACCTATCCTCATAAATATTCCACACTCCTGCATCTGATTCGTCATCAGCAGGAGTTTGCTTATATCCAGACCATGCTAGCCACATTTCCTTATTATCTACCTTAAGTCTTCTAATGTTGAATTTAGTTTCAAACTTATTTCCTTCTAAGAAATATTCATGATAACCATGCTTTTGTATTCCTAGTCTTATACTACCTTCATCTAAAAGTTTTCTTTTAGAAATGTTATTAGCAATCATAGCAGGGAATTTACCTGCTTTACCAAACAACTCAAATATATCGCCATCATCTTCTAAATCAATAAGCCAATTTAATGTTTCGTCTTTAAGTTTAATAACTAAGTTTAAATTATCATCATCTCTAAGGTATAATTTAAACTTACCATCCCTATATTCCTTTGGAGTTTTATATTCCTTAAGAATATTTTCTTCTTGTAATATTTTATCATCTTCCGAATAGAGTTTATTGGTCTTCTCATCATATGAAATACCATCTCTTTGTTTCATCCAGTCTTTAAGTTTATCTAATTTACTTTCTAGAATATCTTCATAAATGTCTTTATGATTCTTAACTAAATAATTATGTAGTGCTTTGATAGTTTGCGGGCCTTTCGTTTTCATAAACTGAAAACCTGCCACTGTTAAACGAGATTGTTTAGTTTTCATAATTTCTTCCGCTTGATGCTTCCATAAGTCTAAATCTACTAAAGCATTTTTAGCCATCAAATTATCTTCCTCGAAACCATAGATAGTAAATCCATCCATGTCTCCCTTAATTAGAATAGAGGCTTCTCCGTGAATATGGTCGGTTATTGTAATACCTTTCTTAAGGGCTTCAACATTATAATTTAATGATTTTTCTCCGTCATTGGATAGCATCTCAAGAGTAATCAATTTGTCGGGGTGTCTTGCTTCGGGTAATTCTATTACCTTAGCGGAGTGAACGCTGTATATGTCGCCCTTCTTCTTAACATGGTCTATTTTGACTCTCACTATGCTTCCTAAGTCAGCACTGATTTTAGTGTTAAGAGCCTTACCGACAAGCATATAGGTTTTACCTTCGATTTCTTGATAGTGCTTTCCTTCTCCTTCTGTTGGCCCTGCACCCAAAGAATAAGCGTAGTTACCACCGGATGATTTCTTATCTAGAACAATCAAATCTAAATCAACAAAACTCTTCCACTTAATCCATTTAGGATTTTTCTTAGCCCCAACATAATAAGTAGATGTTGAGTCTTTAATAACCACTCCCTCGGCTGTTGGCATTTCCATAATTGTCTTAGAGTATTCCTCTATATCTTTAATAGAATCTGCTAAACGAGTATCTTTCTTAGAAGGGAAAGTTAAATCTTCACTGGAATGAATGGAGTAATTATTAAACATCAGTTGCATTCTTTGAGTCAAGGTATCTTCTAATAATGACTTTTCATTGTGCCTTAATAAATCAAACATGTGCATTCTTAATCTACCGTCTGAGTTTTTATCATTAAAAACATGGGAAATGGTTTCTGCTCTATTAAGTGCTTCATCTCCTTTGAATAGTAACAAAGAACCATCTAATATACAGTCACCAAAATGTTTCTTTTCTAATTCTTCTACTTGTTTTTTACACTTAGAAGTAATGTCTTTACCATCAAAAGAGAACACTTTAACCTTCTTGTCTATTTTTTGCATTTGAATACGAAGTCCGTCATATTTTTCTTGGACATAATATTCTCCACTAAATCCTTTAAGTTCTTTTATGTCGTCTATTTCAAATATACGATACATTGGCTTATTTGGCACTATAAAATCAGACTGAGATTTTTCTTCACTAGATTTCTTTTCATCTGCTTTCTTAACAGGCAAGCCATCAATTTCTTCTAATTCGCTCCATTCGCCCTTATCATTCTTGGATAAGAATATTAATTCTAATAGGTTCATCGCTGCCTTTACTTTCGATTTGACTTTATTTGAGTCTTTTCCATCCCCATAATGCTCTATAATATACAGGTCTATATCATCCGCTTGTAGGTCAAGTCCTTGAAGACCCTCCGTAATATCGTCAGGTTCGATGTCTTTAACGGCGTAAATGTCGGGAGATAGTGCTTTACTGTCTTCTCTAATAGCATAGTGAACAAATTTAACCATGTTACCCGTTGAAGATAACAATGCTTCTAAGACTTCACCTTTGAATCTTTTAGCGAAAGGGTCGTCTATGGATTCGGAAGAATAACGAAGTTTCTTAATTCCTTCGTATATTTTTTCTGCATTTTGTGATTGTGGGTCTTTGACATCATCTGCTTCTAAATCAGAAATTTCTATAAAGTTCTTTAACTCATTAGATATTTCATTAGAATCTTCATATTTTTCTTTGATGTTATCTACCGCACTTCTCCACTTTGACCCGTATTCTTTAGGGTCAGTGCGAGCCGATAGATAAGCCACTCTTACTTTTTCAAATAAGCGAA